AGCCTGGGATGATGACGACGACACCTACACCGACGACTTCTATTGCGCGATGACGGGTGATTTCATCATCCGCATTGGGGCTGGTGTAACCGTTGAGCGTGGTGATCTACTGATGTCTGCTGGTGATGGCACTGCCAAGCCTCAGGACGACGACATTATCCGCAGCAAGACCATTGCCAAAGTCACCAGCACCAACGTGAGCTGCACCTATGACGACGGCAGCTACTGCGTGCCTTGTGTACTGATGGCCTGCTGATTAGTCCCCTTCACCTCTATGACTGAGATTCCATTTGTCTACGTCTGCAGCCATGCCGGCAAGGTCGGCAACTTTCGCTGGGTCAACTCAGATACTCGGACTCCTGATTGGGGCCGTCGCTGGAGTGATCCTGAAACCCGAGGTTTGGCGAAAGGTTATTGGGGACGCTGCGGGTTGGTAGATCCTCCCACTGATTAGTCCACGTCACTAGGCGGGCAACCGGCCTACTCAACAGGTTGCACCACCACCAAATCGGTGAACTACTCGGTGCTCTACATGAAAGCAGTCAAAACACTGCAGGAAGCAATGGAGCGCATTGAAACTCTTGAGGCCAAAGTTGCTGCTCTTGAGAGCGCGTAGTCCCCTTCTCTACTACCCCCTACGGGCACTCCAAAGCGGGGTGCCTTTTCTTTTATCCATTCAAACAACCATGATTACAATCTTGGGTATTAAAGTGTCATATGAGACACTTGCATTTTTCATCCTTTTCATTGCATCTGAGTATTTAGGTGTAACGAAAAAGCGCCGTGCTAATAGCGTTACTCAGGCTATCTCTATGGCTGCTGCTTATTTCAGTAAGACACGTACTGAGGATGATACCATTCGTCGTATTCGTCGTACCTTTAGAGGGAAGTAGTAATGGTATTGCTGCAAGTTAAGCAATACTACCCTCAGACAGATAGTGCTACAGGTCATGGTGATCGGATGTGCTTTAGCTCGACATGTGCTATGGCAATTAAATATCTCAAACCTGATGCACTAAAGGGTAGTAACGCAGATGACGATTACCTGCGTACAGTATTAAAGTACGGTGATACAACTGAATATCTATCGCACATCAAGGCTTGTCAGCAATACGGTGTTCTTGCTACCTTCTATCAAAAAGGTACTAAACAGGCCTTGATTAATGAACTTAAAAACGGATACCCTGTAGCTACCGGTATTCTTCATAAAGGCCCTGCTACTGCTCCTAGGGGTGGTGGTCACTGGATGTTGCTTATTGGCGATGATGGGGAACGTGGTGTATTCCATGACCCATATGGTGAAATGGACAACGTTAACGGTGGCTACGTTACTATTGGATCTGGCGGTAAAGATGTTCGATACTCTTGGAAGAACTGGCTTAAACGTTGGGAAGTAGAAGGTAGTGGTACTGGATGGTTCATGACCTTCAGACCTACTAGCACACCACAGCCTGTAACTCCTATCGCTAATACCTGGGAAGGAGTTATTACTGCAGCGTCTAAAGCAGGTGCTAAGTTTCCACAGGTGGTAGCAGCACAATGGGCTTTAGAGAGTGGTTGGGGTAAGCACACCTCTGGAACTCATAACTACTTTGGTCTTAAGGGATCAGGTACTGACCACGAAACTAAAGAGTTCATCGATGGTAAATGGATTACCATTACGGCAGGTTTCCTTAACTTCCCTGATTTACAGTCTTGTGTATCATACTTAGTACAACGCTGGTACAAGGACTACAAAAACTATAAAGGAGTTAACCGTGCATCTTCTGTGGAGGAGTGCTGTAAACTTTTAGTTAAAGAAAGGTACGCTACTGATCCCGATTATAGCACTAAACTGATTAACATCATTAACCAAAAGAAATGATTGAAGCCCTTATTACAGGCGTTGCGTCTTTAGTTATTGGGGTCAGTGGTGGCATTGCCGCAATTCACAGCAGATCTAATTCACGTATGGATCAAATCGACAAACGTATCGATGGTATTGAGCTTAGATTTGCTGAGAAGTATGTACCACGGCAAGAACTAGCAACTGCTTTACAAAAGATGGAGGATCATATGATTCGCATCGAAAATAAATTAGATCAGATTGTACTGAGAAATGGCTAACAAAAAAGCAACGGAGGACATGTTTAATGAACTCCATAACATGGTTACCCAAGAGCTACTTAATCGGATTAAATCCGGTGAAGCTAGTACTGCTGATCTAAAAGCAGCTTGTGACTGGCTTGCTAAAAATGACATCAGTGGTGTCGCCTATGACGGCAACCCTTTAGATAAACTTGCCACCATTTTACCCAAGGTTGACCCTGAACTTATCCAAAAGAGGTTATATGGCAAGTCGCACATCTAGCTACTACAAGAATAACCCTAAAGCTAAGGCTAAGCGTCTTAAGCAACAAGCTGAATACAACAGAACTAAAGAAGGTCTCAAGATCCGTACTAATGCCAATAAGTTAAACCGTAAGCTGGGTACTTATGGTAATGGTGATGGTATGGATGCTTCCCATACAGGTCCCAATAAAGGAAAACTAGAGTCCCCTAAAGCTAACCGTACACGTCCCCGTAAGGGTAAAAAGTATGGCTGATCCACTCCCAATCTAATGATGTGACACCGCTACTCCCTAGTCCTGATCACTACCTCCACAACCTAATAACGATGACAAGCTCTGAAGCAAAAAGGCTACACCGTCGTGCAATTAAGGAATACTTTAATTGTCAATGCGTATACTGCGGAGAAACTTATGAACTACATGAACTTACACTTGACCACGTTCGCCCTAAGTGTCTTGGTGGCGAAGACCTTACTTCAAATTTGGTACCCAGCTGTAGGAAATGCAATCAGGCTAAAGGAAGTAGCAATTGGCTACAATGGATGAGGGATACGTTTGGTATCACCAATAGAGAAAATTTAATCTTATCACACATTCGCTAATTATGGACAATAACAAAATGCCCAAACCGGGTCGCAAAAAGACAAACCGTGGTTCTGTTGTTGAGCGTGTCAAAGAAGATGTAGCTCGTATGGAAGCTGCTTCAATGAGTCGCCGTCAAGGTCGTAGCAACCTTACATCCAAGGATCTTGAAGGTAAGGCTAAAGGTGGCTCGGCTACCGTCAAAGATGCTCCTAACGGCAAAGAATATATGGGACCTGCCTTTGGCGAATACAAGGCTAAAAAGAAAGAGGATCAACCTAAAGCAAAGACTAAGACTCGTCAGAATCGCGGTGCTGGTCGTGAAGACATGATGAGTCGTGAGCGGCAGCGAATGATTATGGAACGTGAGGAGCGTAAGCGTAAGAATTCTCAAGACAAAGGCGGGTCTAGTGTTGTTGGGAGCTGATTAATGGCTGATAGGTTACAGCAAAAACAAATTTTAACAGATAGACTTAAACAGGTAGTATCTAGATATTCTTCTTTACTCCCAGAAGAACAAGAATTAGCTGGCATTAAGGACATATCTAGAAAGCTTGGAGAATTTATCACTACTCCAGCTGCATCTAATGCGTGGGATTACGATTCTCTATTAAAATTAGACGGTCCAGCGTTGTTTAGAAAAATTGCTGGTGCATGGGGTGCTGGTCAACGTACTAATAAAGGACAACTTTTAATTCAACCTGGATCCAAACAAGATGTAATCAATCCGTTTACAGGTGAAGTATCAAAAAAAGATCCGAATCCTGGAACTAGGGTACATCATAAAGTACAAATTGCATCTATCTGGAGGTCTATTGAAAATCTTGATACGGATACCCAGATTGCCTTAGTTGAAGCGCTAAATGATAGAGCCTTTCAGTTAGGTAATGATCAAAATAACATTGTAAGCTTACTTGACTATACGCATGAATATGCTGGTGAAAGCGCGGCTCATGTATGGGGTGATACTAAAGGTGCTCACTTTAGGGCTAAAATAACCCCAGATATGCCATTTGATGAGCAATTAGATGCTCTAATTGAAACATCTATCAAACCACAATACAAGGACATTTTAAGAGCAACTGAGCCTGGTACTGTAGAATACGCATATAGAAAACAGCAAGCTGCTGATTTTCAAAACATTACTGGTAAAAGCATTGAAAACGCTTCACCAGAAGATCGTAAAAAATTTGGAGAATGGCTTAAAGAGCGTAGTGGTTTGTCTATTCAAAAGCGTGATGTTTACGATAGATCTTTAGTTAATCCAGAAAACCAACGTACTAGAGACATCTATGA